GGATGATACCCCTGAGTTCTTTAGACCAGAAGTCTGGCGTAGTCGCCCGGATGCCAGCATCAAACAAGGCAGCGGGACCAATAAAATTACCCATCTAACTTCTGGGGATGGTTCCTGTTTTATTGAGGAAGAGTACTCTGACTTAATGGCAGACTGCCAAACAATGTATGACCGGATGTTAGAGTCTGGGGTTGCCCCCGAACAAGCTCGGATGGTATTACCCCAATCCATGTTCACCAGTTACTACGTCACTGGCTCACTTGCAGCCTGGGCTAGAGCCTACAAGCAACGTAGTGATCCCCATGCTCAACAGGAGATCCAAGACCTGGCCAAGCAGTGGGATGACATTATCCAACCCCTATTCCCTGTGAGCTGGGAGGCTTTAACATCATGAAATACCGAGCAATGGTACGCGAAGAAATTACTTACCTGGTCGATGTTGATTTTGGGGATGATCCCCACACAGAAGATGATGTGGGTGATGCCATCATGGAAGCCTTCAAGGCTGGTGAGGGTAGTGAGTCTGATAGCTCAGAACCCTGGATAGTCAGCATTACACCCCTCCCGGAGGCTTTAACATGAGAAATCATCAAAGACAGCACTGTGCTTATTTCAACGCCAGGGCCCACGGATGGGACAGAGGTATTTACGTCAGGGCTAACCACTGCGATAAATGTGGGGCCACCATGGATAGCTACACAGCCCATAGAATTGACCCTTGCCCATATTGTGCAGGCAACCTTAAACAAGTATCCGCACGCTGGGTAAAGGCACCTATTAACCTATGGCGCAAACTTACCTACTTTTGGGGCAACCTGGATAGTCGTGACGGGTATTGGGAGATTCCAAGATGAAGTAGGGAAATCCCTACTATAGGGTTCTCCCCCTATTGACTCCCTCACCTGCTCCGTAGACTAGCCACACTTCAAATTATCTGGGACCTCCGGTCCCTCTGTAGTGTTTATGTCAGAAGCAAATCGATGTAGTAGTTTGGTTAAAAAGGCCACATACTTGGCAGATACCGGTATGACGGAGGGAGAGTTCCGTGGCAAGTGCCAGAGGAACATACTCACCCGCGGACTCCACTACTTCGTCATCGATCGAGCTACCTGGGTAGACGTTGAGGCAATGGAAAAGTGGATAAAATCAAAGGCTTACGTCCAAAAAACGGAGGCATTGAAATCCGTGCCGACTATAACAAGGTCCAGTACTCGTGGTTCCTCAACAAACCGTGGAATCGCACCAATTGTGCTGAAGCCAGTCGAGTAAGGCGCCAGAAGATAGAGGAGCTCAAGCAAACCAGCAGCTCTGATCACCTCCGCCGAGAGAACCCCTTGTTCCAAACAGTGGCTCAGGATTACTTGAATGCTATTAAGGTCCGCTGCACCCAGTCCTATATCAATCTGGCCAGGCGGGACATCAATAACATCTGGCTCCCAGAGCTGGGGTTAATACCCATAAAGAATATAAGGGTTAGGGATGTTCGATTAGCAGATCAAGCTTTCACCTGGTCGAGTGCCAAGCGGCAGCAGAATGCCCGGTCAGTACTCCGGGGGATATTCGACACCGCCATTATGGATGAGTTGATCGATACCAACCCAGCACAGAAGCTGCTGAAGGTATCCCACCAGAACCCTGATATTGACCCCTTCACCTCTGAAGAGAAGGAAATTCTACTGGACTTGTTCAGTGGACAAGTCCGCTTGTATTTCCTTTTGGCTTTCGAGACTGGTATGCGTACCGCGGAGTTGATGGGACTCAGGGCTGAGGATTTCAGGGGTAAGCGTCTTCACCTGGAACGCACTATGGTGCTTAGGCAGTACAAGCCTATGAAGATCAAACAAACCCGAACCATTATCATGAGTCAACGATTACAGGATGCCTTAAGAGAAGCACCCCGTCATATCAGTGGGCACATGTGGATCAATAGCCTGGGACAATTACTTAAGGACCCTAAGGTATTTAATAAAGCGTGGCGTGTAGCACTTAGTACTACAGGTATCCGATACCGCCGAGCTTACAACTGCCGGCACACCCGAGCTTCACTCGGGCTATCTGCCGGCCAGACTCCAGCTTGGTTGGCTAAACAACTGGGACATGATCTCAGGACCTTCTTTGCTCGTTATGCCGACTATATAGACAGTAATAGTGACGACGCTGAGATGGCTAAGCTCGTGCCCAGTAAAAACACTAAACTGGGAAAGAACTGGGACATTAGCCAATAATCTAACCTAAGTCATTGATTTATATGGCGGAAGAGGTAGGAGTCGAACCAACCACCCTATGTCCGCCAGTGATCACAGGTGATCACGAACCCCCGTAATATCTACCTTCTTAGTCTTTTGTGTTCACCAGCACACCCCCTCATTCCCAGAAAACTGGGACATGAAACTGGGACAACCCCAAAGTGCCCTCCGGGCACTCGTCCCTATACCTCTGAGTAAATAACTCAGAAAACCAGAATCGACTTCTCTAGTCTCCTTTCCCCCATCAACGATAAGGAGCTGCGATGCAGACCTTTACAAATCAGACAAAGATCCCTTTGTCTATGGCCGTATACCTGGCCACTGATCATTACGATCATATCCCCGGCACCATTTCAGCTACCAAACTCATGAGACCAGTACGCCAGCTCGTACTATCTGAACGTGTACCCCAACAACTTAACTTTACCGACATACTTAGTTTAGTTAAGTCTCGCGTAGGTACATCGATTCATGATGGTGTTGAGAAGTCTTGGAAAGAAGGTCACTACAAGCAAGCCATGCTACGGCTAGGCTACCCTGCATCTATCGTTGACCGGATCGTTGTTAACCCAGAAGACTCTGAACTCAAACCAGACTCGATCCCTGTCTATATGGAACAACGTATGTTCCGGGACTTCATGGGTGAGCGAATCTCAGGTAAGTATGACTTCCTGGCTGAAGGTAGGCTTGAAGATATAAAAACAACAGGTGCTTACACCTGGAAGCTCGATAGCAAAGTTGAAGACTATCAACTTCAAGGTTCCATTTACCGCTGGCTTGATGCTGCCCTTCCCATACCCAGAATTACCCAGGACCACATGGCTATCCAGTTTGTCTTCAATGACTGGGCCGGCTACAAGGTTAAGTCAGAGGATGGTTACCCACCCAGGCAAGTAGAGCAAAAGCTCATCCCCTTGATGTCGGTGCAAGACACTGAAGATTACATAACCAACAAAATTACTCAGCTCCGTCTTTATAAAAATTCGGATGAAACACTGGTACCTCAGTGTACTGATAAAGAGTTATGGCGGAAGGAGACTGTTTATAAGTACTACCGTAAACCTGACTCTTATGCTGCAGGTAAGCGCAGTACTGCAAACTTTAATACTTCAGCAGAAGCCTTTGCCCGTTTCACCAAAGACGGTGGTACTGGGCTGGTCATTGAGAAACTTGGGCAAGTTATAGCCTGCAAATTTTGTCCGGCCTTTGCTGTATGTACCCAGAAAGATGGGTACCTGGCCGACGGCACCCTCACTTTAGATTAGGAGAAACAATGAAATCTTACGATGATATGGCTTTTCACACAGACTCAGAACACCTGGTGAAAATCCTATGTGAACGTACACAAAATGATGACCCATTATTCTTTCGGGTACTTGTAGGCTACTACTTCTCTGTTGTGGCTTCCATGATGCGGGCAAATGTAACTTCACCTACCATTGGGGAGATCCCCATCAATATGTACGCATTCAACCTCTCTGTCTCAGGAGCAGGTAAAGGCAAGTCTGTGAACTTGATGGAAGACATGGTTATAGAGCAGTTTCGCTATAACTTTCTCGAGAACACCATGCCTGCCATGGCTGCACAGAATATACCTATGCTGGCTGCACAACGTGCTGCACGCAAGGCTTCAGATCCCGACCTCGAACGTACATCTCTCGAGGGAGAATATGAAAACCTAGGACCTCTCCTGTTTTCTTTTGATGCTGCTACAGGCCCTGCCCTAAAGGAACAAAGACACAAGCTTCTTATGTCTGATGCTGGTGCTTTGAATATGCAAGTCGATGAGATTGGTATCAATCTTACCAGTGTAGCAGAAGCCCTGAGTCCCTACCTTGAGCTTTACGACGTAGGCAAGATCAAGCAGAAGCTGGTTAAGAACACTGCTGAGAACAAACGGAAGGAAGAAATTCCTGGACGTACTCCAGCAAACTTGATGGCCTTCGGTACACCAACCCGTTTGTTCGATGGTGGTAAAACAGAAGAGGAGATGTATACGCTTCTGGATACAGGCTATGCCCGACGCTGCTTCTTTGGTTATTCCAAAAACCATACTAAGAAGGAAGGGATACTGCCTGAGGATATCTACACTCAACGCCTTAACAGTAGCACTGATACCTTTTTGGACAGTATGTCTGACCAACTCGCTGACCTCTCTGATGTGGCTTTTGCCCACCGGAAGATTAGCATCCCTAAGGATGTAGAGATGCTCCTTATTGAGTATGAGCAGGATGGCGTACGTCGAGCAAACCTACTGGGTGAGCATGATGAGCTGCGTAAAGCTGAGCTCTTCCACAGACACTTCAAGACTATGAAGTTAGCCGGCGCCTATGCCTTTATTGACGGTGCGCCTGAAGTAACGCTAACTCATGTTGAAGCTGCTATTAAGCTTTGTGAGCAATCAGGGGAAGCTTTCAACCAACTCCTGACTCGAGACAAGGTTCACGTAAAACTGGCCAAGTATATTGCTGAAGTAGGCATTCCTTTAACCCAAGCAGATCTGTTACAGGATCTACCGTTCTACAGAGGTTCCACCTCTATACGACAGGATATGCTCCAGGTTGCTATAGCCTGGGGTTACCGCAACAGCATCATCATAAAGAAAGCCTTCAATGATGGCGTAGAGTTTATCTCAGGAGAAACCTTGAAAAAAACCAACCTAAATGATGTCGTCTTTAGTTACAGCACAAAGCTGGCTGAGGATTATGTAATCGAAGAGAAGAAAATACCCTTCGCTGATTTCTTCAACTTAACCCAAGCCCAAGGGCTGCACTGGTGTAACCATGCTTTCATGGATGGCCGCCGCATTGAGGACAACGCTGTACCTGGTTTCAATATGATTGTGTTGGACGTAGACCATGGTATCGATATTGCTACCGCTAAGTCTCTCCTGTCTGACTACACAGCACTGTTCTACACAACCAAACGGCACCAGGAGTTAGATGCTAAAGGTTTGCCTGGTGATGATCGCTTCAGAATTGTCATGCCTATCAACTACACCCTAGAGCTTGATGCCAAAGAGTACAAAGAGTTCATGGTGAACATCTTTGATTGGCTGCCCTTTGATGTTGACAGGGCAACTGGACAACGTGCTCGTAAGTGGCTGTCACACAAAGGCAGTTATGAATACGTTACCGGTGAAGTATTGGACATCTTACCCTTCATACCTAAAACCAGTAAGAACGAAGAGTTCCGCTCTCGCCTGCTGGATCAACAGGGTATGGATAATCTCGAGCGTTGGGTTATTAACAACACTGGGGACGGTAACCGTAACAACATGTTACTCCGTTACGGGATGATCTTTGTAGAGGCTGGCTTCGACTTTGACGGTGTCAGACAACGGGTATACGCCCTTAATGAAAAGCTACCCAGCAAACTGGAGGAGTCCGAAATATTGGGCACCATCATGGTAAGTGTGGGTAAAGCTATTGCTAAACAGTAATGGCCCGCGGAAGGAGGATAGGAACATTGGCTAATACTATAACCGTGTATACGGAAACATTAGATCAAAGTATGCAGTGGAGTGCTGACATGGCTCACTCATACTTGATGGCGTCTGCGCCAGGTAACCAAGATTGGCCGGAAATGGCAGTGGCCTACGATGATCGCAACCCAGCGTTATTCGGTGTCTTGTCTATGGGTGTAGGAATGAGTTACCCCTTCTCATTCGTGGGTAGGGATTTCCCTACCAATGCTTCAAAGGAAGTTACCCAGCTGTATCTTCATGCAGATGCCCCACACAACCCCAGCTTCTTAACCAAAGACGATTTGGAAGGGAAGCTAGGGGAACTCATGATAATCCCAGACCAGAAGGCACTAGCCTGTAGGGCACATGTGCAAGAGATTTTGCGAAGCTTCCCTGCCAGGGATGTACCTTCTGAGCATCAACGCATTGTGTTCTGGTTTGGTATCTGACTGGCTGGTTATATCGGCTCTGAGGTTCTCAGGCCGGATATCCTAGGAATAATCACAACAACAGGAGTTGTCTAATGACACAAACAATTAACGATCACCTCATTCTAGTAGGTGGCAAATCCGCCTCAGGTAAATCAGCCTCACTCATGAATTTGGAGAATCCTCAGGGAGTCTTCTACTTCAACTGTGAGTCAGGTAAGCGATTACCTTTCCGTAGCGAATTCAACGAGGCAGTCATCACAGATCCTTACCAGGTCTACGAAGGGCTGGACATGATGGAGACTCGCCCAGATATCCACACTGTGGTGATCGACTCCAGTACGTATCTCATGGATATGTTCGAGTCACTTCATGTAATCCCCTCGACGAATACCATGCAGGCCTGGGGCCAATATGCCCAGTACTGGAAGAATCTGATGCAAGTCTATGTGGCACGTTCTACAAAGAACGTAATCATCTTGGCTCACACGATGGATGTCCTCGACGAGAATGAAGGGGTAATGGAAACCAAGGTACCTGTAAAAGGTGCGTTGAAAAACCAGGGTATTGAGTCTTACTTTTCTGCCGTTATCGGCGCCAAGAAGATGAAGCTCAAAGCCTTGGAACCTTATCAATCAGATCTGTTGAATATCACAGCTGAAGAGGAGGCCCTGGGATACAAGTATGTCTTCCAGACTCGCCTCACCAAAGCCACTGTTAACGAACGCCTGCGAGGACCTATGGGCATGTTCAGTGTTGCTGAGACTTTCATCGATAACGACATGCAGTTGGTATTGAACCGTCTGCATGAATACTACGGAGGCGCTGCAGTCGCAGCGTAACCGTTTAACCGAACCTTGCCATTAAGGGGGTCCCGGCCTGCATATTGTGGGACCCCTGGCGAGTGTCAACTGAAGGAGAAAGTATGGAAGTAACTCACCCCGAAATGGTCCAAACCTTAGCCAAACCTGGGAAAGAACTTGTTGATGAAATGACCCGCGCAAAATGGGCAGTTCTCGCTAAGGCCATATCCCAAGTCTTGGCTGCTAGTGACTATTTGGATTCTGCAAAGAAACAGGTTGTGTATAACAAGCCTGGCATCTTAGCAGCACCCTTACCTCGTATCATGCCGGAGCTTAGTGCAGAACAAGCACACCTGCTCCACATGGCTATTGGTATTTGTGGTGAAGCCGGTGAACTGTTAGAAGCAGTTTACAACTCTATTACCAAGGATGAACCTTTGGATATGGAGAATGTTGTGGAAGAACTCGGTGACGTTGAGTTCTACATGGAAGGCTTCCGCCAAGGCACTGGGACAACCCGAGTAGAGTCAACTGAGGGCAACATTAATAAGCTCAGTGAACGCTACGAAGGTTTTCATTATTCGGACCAACAAGCGCAGGATCGTGCTGACAAAGTGGGATTTGAAACTCCATTTTCACAAGAGCTAAGCTCAGATCCTATCCCCGAAAGCACTGTCCCCTCCGGGGACTCTGTAGCCAACATCAACGATGATGGTGGTGCTTTAATTCACTTGCAATAATCCACGCACAATAAGGAGACATATTTATGTCTGGTTTTAATCTGAACACTGCTGAAGTAGAAGCAGAAGTTGATACAGTAGGCCGTAGTTACGGTCCCCGTGACTCCGGTCTGGGTGACTATAAAGTAGCCATGGCTTATCAAAGGAATGCCGACTCCGGCGCCATAGGTATTGTCCTGCATCTGGACGATACTAATGGTGCAGAGTTACGCCAAACGCTCTGGATCCAATCCGGCAATGCTAAGGGCAACAAGACCTATTACACAAAGGATGGTAAGAACCACAGCCTTCCTGGGTTTGCTTTGTTCAACAGCTTGGCTGTTATGACTACTGGTAAGAAGGCACAAGAGCTGGACACCGAAGAGAAGATCATCAAGCTTTGGTCCTCGGAAGCGAGAGCAGAAGTACCTACTACTGTTACCGTGTTCCCGGAACTGTTGAATCAAGAGATCCTCGCTGGTGTCATCAAGCAGCTGGTAGATAAAACTGCTCTGGGTGATGACAATAAGTACCACCCTACTGGTGAAACCAAGGAAGAGAACGAGATCGACAAGTTCTTCCACAAGGGCACTCGTATGACCATCACTGAAGCCGATGCTGGTAAAACTGCAGGCGAGTTCATTGATGTCTGGGCAGCCAAATGGGAAGGCCAGGTAAAGGACAAGACTACTAAAGTAGCAAACGCACCTGGCCCAACAGCAGCCTCTCCTGCTTTTGCCGCCGCAGGTGCTGCACCAGCAGCAGCTAAGCCTGGAAGTAGCATCTTCACGCAGTCTGCTGCTTAATGGCCTCTGTCGCAGTCCCAAGTAAAAAGCTTGCAGTTATGGGCATTGACCCTGGGACTGCGGGAGCTCTGTGTTTGCTGATTCCTGAAACCAAACAGATCTTATTTAAGAAGACCACAGACAACGCTTTTGAGTTGTATGAGTGGCTACGTCAAATAGACTTTGAATTCAATTTCTCAGTTTGTATGATCGAAGAAGTATCTGCTATTCAGGGATCGGCAGCTAAGGCGACCTTCAAGTTTGGGGCCAATGTCGAACGAGTCAACGTTATCCCCGAGATCGCCCAGATCTCAGTTGACAAAATCCGCCCTAAAGCATGGCAAAAGCAAATTGGTCTGGTGATTCCCACGAATCTCTCTGGGCCTACCAATGCCGCTAAGCGAAAACTTTTTATCAAAAAAGAAATCGCTGCCATTGCCACACGCCTCTACCCCAAAGCAGAGTTATATGGCCCAAAAGGGGGTTTGCTTGATGGTCGGTCTGATGCACTGATGATCGCCCATTATGCTGCCCAAAACATTTCATTTATATAGGAGTCTGCTATGCAGATCACAATTGATCAGGACGAACTCGAAGCCGCTGTACGCGACTACGTTAAAAACCAAGGCTTATCCCAACCTGTGGGTTCTATTGACTTTACTGTTACCCGCGGCCAAGGCTCAGGTAATAAAGTCATTACTGAAATTCACCTGGGAGAAGTAGAGCTTGCAGTTAAAACGGCCCCAGCTATTAAAGCTGTTGACACTACGGAGAGCGAACCGGGGCCAAGTGAAGAG